GCCCAAACGCCCAAGCCTTCCACTCTCAAGAGCATTGCCAACAAATTGCCGGGCCTCGCTGAAAAGGCCGGCAACTATCTCCAAGGGCTGGTGAACTGATGCAAACCGTACCCCTGCAGCCCGTGCCGTCCCAATCGACCAAAGTTGTTTTGGGTGGCCAGAATTGCCAAATTCTCATTTACCAAAAGCCGCAAGGTTGCTTTGTTGATATCAATGCGGATGGCGTCGACATTGTTGTCGGCATCATCGGCCGCGATGCGGTCCCGCTGGTTTGCCGTGAGTACACCGGCTTTATCGGCAATCTGATTTTCATTGACACGCAAGGCAGCGACGACCCCAGCTATGAAGGGTTGGGGGACCGTTGGACGCTGGTTTATTTGACGGCGGAAGAATATGCCCTCATTTGACAACAAGAAGCAATTGCGCTTCGTCGTCACGTTGGGTAGTGACAATCCTAAATTTGACGAAGCGGGCTCTGACCAGATCGTCCTGCAAGGCTACCGTGCGACCGCAACTTGCGAAAATGCCGGATGGGTGCAGATGGGCGAACTCCGCGCCGAAATTTTCGGCGTGTCACAGTCAGACATGAACGCGATTACAAGTTACCCGTTACGCATAACGGAAGCTACCCGCAACAAAATTGTGGTTTACGCCATCGACGGCAAGCAAGAAAGCGTAGTGTTCGCCGGGAACATGGTTAAAGCATGGCCCGATTATTCGCGCATGCCCGATGTCTGTTTTCGCATACAGGCGCAAGCCGCATATTCTGCCGCATTGCAAACCGTTGCGCCGCGAAGTTTTAAAGGTGGCGGCGATGTTGCTGACATAATGCGGCAGATTGCGACCTCAATGGGGCTGGTCTTTGAGAATTCGGGCGTTAACGTAAAACTAGCCGACGTGTATCTGGCAAACACAAATTTGGAGCAGGCCCGCGATTTGGCAAAAGCTGCCGGAATTGAACTGAACATTGAAAATAATGTGCTTTCAATTTGGCCAAAAGGGTCATATAGAAACGCATTAATTCCGTTGGTTTCGGTCGATACTGGAATGGTCGGTTATCCAAGTTTTGACGGAACATTTCTGCGATTCGACACGTTATACAATCCGTCATTCATAACCGGCGGCCTAATTCAAGTTGAAAGCGACAACCTTGCGGCAAAAGGTCAATGGCAGATTTTAAAAATGGCGCATCGGCTCGAATCCGAAAAGCCGGGCGGCGCTTGGTTTTCCTCAGTAGTTGGAGTGGCTCTAAATTATTATGTCCAAAACCGTTAAAAATCCAAATGGGTTGATGCCATTGCAAGCGGCGCTTGGTGAATTTGATCGCATCGCCTTCATGGTGCAACAGGCGCTAGGGAAGATGCAAACCGCGACCCTGGTCCGCATTGAGTCTTGCACGAATGCGGGCGGCCTGTCCCCCGTGGGCTATGTCGACGTCACTCCGCTGGTCAACCAATTGGACGGCCAAGGCAACCCGACGCCCCATGTGACAATTTACAACGTACCCTATTTCCGGCTGCAGGGCGGCGCCAATGGCATCATCATTGACCCGCAAAAAGGGGACATAGGCGTCGCCGTCTTCGCCAGCCGGGACATTTCGCAAGTCAAGACCACCAAGAAGCAGGGCAACCCCGGGAGCCATCGCCAATATAGTTTTGCCGACGGCATGTATCTGGGCGGCATGCTCAACGGCATCCCGACTCAATTCATCCAGTTCAGCGCCGCCGGCATCCGCATCCATTCTCCGACCGCCGTCGTGCTTGAAGCGCCCGTCGTACAGATTGAAGCGCAAACCGTGGAAATCAACGCCAGCACGTCGACCACGGTAACGACGCCAACCTTCACGGTCAACGGGGATGCTGTAGTCAACGGGCATACGACCATGGCCGGGGGAATAGCCCAAACCGGCGGCGGGGCCGCTTCGTTCTCCGGCTCCATGACAGTAACCGGCGACGTGACAGCACAGGGCACAAGCGTTCATAATCACGTCCACGGGGGAGTTCAAACCGGGGGCGGTAATACAGGGGCGCCAGTATGACGCGATACAACACGCTTTTACTAGATCAAGCCGCATGGGATTTGGTCATAGACAGCGCCGGCAATATTGCCATGGCGACGCCCCCTTACGCCCTGGCCCAAGACGTTGCAAGCGCCGTGCGGCTCTTCCTGGGGGAACTTTGGTACAACACGCCCAAGGGCATTCCGTACTTTGAAGACGTGCTTGGGCACTTGCCGCCGCTGTCATTGCTTACGGGCTACATGGAACAGGCAGCGTTAACGGTTCCCGGCATCGTGTCGGTACAGGTTATAATCTCGGAATTCTCAGGCCGTGAGATTCGCGGCGAAGTCCAGTTCATTGACGAAACGGGGACCGCAAATAATGTCAATTTCTAGTGTACCGAAAATTCAATTTACGCCCGCGGGTTTGGTTATCCCGGCGGAAACTGACATTTTAGCCGGCGTGCAAGCTGACATGAATGCCGCGTTTGGTGGCGGCCTGAATCCGGGCCTTGAAACCCCCCAAGGGCAACTTGCTTCCAGCCAAGCCGCGGTAATCGGGGACAAGAACAACGAAGTCGCCCTTGCCGTGAATCAGGTCGACCCGCAATATGCCGACGGCCGCTTCCAAGATGCCATTGGTCGAATTTACTTTTTGACCCGCAAGCCGGCCACTTCGACCGCGGTACAGGCCACTTTGACGGGCATAAGCGGCACGGTTGTTCCGGCCGGCACACTGGCGCAAGATACCGACGGCAACACCTACGTCAACGCGGGCGACGTGACCATCGGCATTACTGGCACCGTCATTGCTGAATTCCAGAATGCCGCGACGGGGCCGATTCCATGCCCAGCCGGTACGCTTACCCAAGTTTATCAAGCCGTGCCAGGCTGGGACGCAATCACGAACGTGGCCGACGGCACCATGGGCTCCGATGTTGAAAGCCGGGCGGACTTTGAATACCGCCGGAAGAATTCGGTCGCCTTGAATGCCGAAGGTACGCTTGGCGCTATTTACGCCACGGTCTACAACCTCGCCAACGTGCTTGACGTGTACGCCATTGACAACCCGGCGGACACCACGGTCAACACTGGCGTTACCAATTACCCAATGGCCGCGCACTCGGTCTATGTGGCCGTCGTTGGCGGCGTCGATGCTGATATTGCCGCGGCCATTTGGAGCAAGAAGGATTTGGGTTGCGATTACAACGGGAACACTTCCGCTACCGTCAAGGACAATAGCGGCTATAACTTCCCCCAGCCGACCTATACGGTCAAGTTTGAGCGGCCGGCGGCGTTGCCAATCAAATATGCAGTCAACATAGTTAATGACTCGACGCTACCTTCCAATATTGTTGCGTTGGTCAAGGCGGCAATCATTGCCCGGTTCAATGGCGTCGACGGTACTAACCGGGAGCGCATCGGGTCTTCAATTTTTGCAAGCCGCTACTATGCCCCGGTTTCCGCCGTTACGACCAATGTGGCCGTCGTGTCTATTTTGATTGGCACCAGCACGGCTACGCTTACAAAAGTTGACGTTGGCGTAGATCAAGCGCCCACATTGTCCGCCGCTGACATTACGGTGAACCTCGTATGATTGACGTCGAACGGACGATTATTTCGCAGTACGGGAACAGCGCGACCATTACGCAATTGGTCCGCAATATGAATACGTACTTGGACCCGCGGGCGGACTTCGGCACGTTCTACGACTTCGTTTGGAATGTTGAAACGGCCCAAGGCTTCGGCCTGGATATTTGGGGGCGCATTGTCAATATCAAGCGTGAATTGCTGATACCCGACGCCCCCAATTACTTCGGTTTTAGCGACGCGTTGCCTGGCTCCTACCCGTTCAACGATCAACCGTTTTACGATGGCACGCCCCCAGCAACGCAAACTTACCGGATGGGCGACGCTGCTTATCGGCAATTGATTTTAGTTAAAGCCCTGGCGAACATTTCAGCCACGAATGCGCCGTCGCTAAATCAACTTTTGCAAAATATGTTCGCCGGCAGCGGGCGTTGCTACGTCAACGACCTGGGCGGAATGACCATCCGGTATACGTTTGAGTTCTTGCTAACTAATTACGAATTTGCGATTATGACGCAATCAGGGGCACTACCAAGGCCCGCGGGGGTCGGTGCTATATTTATCACAACCGACATGCCAGTGTTTGGCTTTTCGGAAGCCGGGATAGGTTCGGCGGCTCCGTTTGGTCAAGCCCCATTTATTCAGGAAGGTGCCACACATGCAGCTAACTAACGCCCCCGGCAAACTGGTTTTGCCCTTCGCCAACGCTGGCGCCAAGAACGCGATTCCGGTCGCCTCACAAATCGGAATTGTGGCCGGCGCCGCGTCGCTCACCGACGGCTTCCCGCCACTGACTCGTACCCCCTTGGCCGCGGGCGGCACGCCGCCGTCAGGGCTGGACATGAACGGGATTATTTACGAGTTGTCCGCCATTCTCCGCTGGGCAAATGCTGGCGGCGGTTACATTTACGACGGCACCTTTGCTGCGGATAGCAATGTGGGCGGTTACCCGAAGGGCGCCCGAGTGCTGCGCTCAGACGGGGTCGGGTATTGGCTAAATACCGCCGACAATAACGTCACGGATCCGGAAGGCGTGGGCGCCGTAGCTGCTGGCTGGGTTCCTGACTTCACGAACGGGGTTGCCGCGGTCACTATGACGGGCTCCAACGTTACGTTGACCGCCCTGCAATACGGCAAACCCATTATTGTTATTTCAGGTTTGCTTACTGCAAATTTGAATTTGATTTTCCCGAGCATTGCCGGGGAATGGTCCGTTATCAACAACACGACCGGCGCTTTCTCCGTTACCTGCAAGACGGCGGCCGGAACCGGCGTCGTCGTTAATTCCGCGCAAGCAATCGTTGGGGACGGAACCAACATTTACAGCACGGGCAGCGACGCCATTTCGTTGCTTGGGGAAAACGTAGCGCACGCCGCTGGGACTGCTGACGCCCTGACCGCCGCATTTACTCCGGCGCCGCATTCTTGGCCCGACGGCGTCCCTTTCTTTGTCCGTGCGGCCAGTGCGAATGCCACGACGACCCCAACCTTCACGCCGAACAGCGGCACACTAACGGCTAAAACAATCGTCAAGGGCGCCAATGGTGCTTTGGTTGCCGGAGATATTGCCGGCGCCGGCCATTGGTTGGCGTTGCAATACGACGCTACGCTTGACAAGGTTGTTTTGTTAAATCCGGCGCTTGGCATAACTACCAGCAATGCAGGTAACGCGGGGCTTTTTAAGAAAGCCGATTCGACAACGGTAGCGTTTACGAAAACCGGAGTATTTACGGTTTCCACTTCGCAAGCAATCACCGTGGAAGTTAATGGCGTTGTCCAAAACATCGCGGCGGCTACTGTGGTTACGATGCCAGGTAGCCCCGCCTCTGGTACTGATTATGCGGTATGGGCAAAGCCGGACGGTACGTTAGAAGCAACTAGCAACCACACTTCACCCCCGGTTGCCAACAGCCGAAAAATCGGCGGCTTCCATTACGCACCTGGCGGGAATGCTGCTGCACAAGCCGGCGGCGACACGACGCCACAAATCAATGAATACAGCTTTTGGGACTTAAAATTTAGGCCGACATGTTCTGACCCCCGCGGCATGACGCTGGTCGGCGGCGGATATTGGGTCGACATTTACTTGACTGGCGTCGATGCAATTACGAACGGTTCCAGTAAGTACAATGTCACCATGGCGGATAGTCTCAGTCCGCCTAAAGTGCCGACCATGTTCGGCGGTAACGGAACGACGAATTACGCCACCTATACTTGGTTTAACGCCATGGAAATGGCGACCGCATTCGGCAAGCGTTGCCCGAATCAACAAGAATTCATGTCGGCAATGTACGGCACGACGGAAGCGTCAAGCATCGGGACAGATCAAGTTAGTACCATCCTAAATGCGGCGTATACGTCAAAATGGGGCGTAATTCAGGCAACGGGTGTTATGTCGGTGTGGGGCGTTGACCGTGGTGGGCCTTATGCTGGTGCAACTTGGAATGCCAATACCGAAGGTCGGGGCTCTGAGTACAATGCGCCCAATGTGGCTCTCTTTGGGGGCTACTGGATCGAAACGTCGAACTCCGGTTCGCGCTGCTCTAGATGGGACTCCCCTGCGTCGAACCCGAGCAGCAACATCGGGTCGCGTTTCGTCAGTGACCACCTGCAACTTGATTAAGTGGAGAATCGCTATGGCATCGCTTTCTAATGGAATCATCGTTAACAGCCGGGATGACTTGGATGCAATTCAAGGAATGCCCCAGCATGCCGAATTTATGGACATGCTCAAAGGGTCAATTTACCGCTTGGAAAAAGACGATGTCGCAAAAACTTGGGTCGTCGTAAAAGACGCAAGCCTTATTGAGCAATTCGGATTTTTGCTTAAGGACTTTACGGACGTAACGCCGCCCGAATTGCCGACTTATGTCCCGCCGCCCTCCAAAGTCCCCCAAGCTGTAAGCATGCGCCAAGCGCGGCTTGCTTTGCTGGGGGCCGGCCTGCTGCAATCGGTCGCGGACGCCGTGGCCGCCATGCCTGGGATTGAAGGCGACGCCGCCCGGATTGAATGGGAGTACGCACGAGAAGTCCGCCGCGACTCCGCGTTACTCGCGTCGCTTGCAAATGCCCTGCAAATGACCGACGCACAGCTTGACGCCCTCTTTACCGAAGGGGCCGCGCTGTGAGCCCCTTAACCGCGTTCGGCATCACCTTGGCTTACCTGTGGGCGTTTTGGGCCGTCTACGTCTTGGTAATGGGCATCTATCGGGCGTATATTTCAAAAAGACTTGGCCCCGTAACTTTTTGCCTTTCGCTCCCTTTCGTCGCCGTCGGCTTAATAATGGACGCTTTTGCAAATATGACCATTGCCGCATTGATTTTCTGTGAATTCCCCCGGGAACTGCTGGTAACTGCACGTTTGCAACGCTATGTCGGGCAGGGTGCGGGCTGGCGTTTCACTATTGCCAATTGGGTTTGCAATAACCTATTGGACGTTTTTGACCCGTCCGGCAATCATTGCTAGGCGAAATAATTAACCCTTTGCAAGATAGGAAGCATCATGGGGGACGAAAAACAAAAAGTTTGCACCTTGGCGCCCGAGTATTGCCCACACGTAGCCGAAGCCGCCGACACGGCTGTTAAAAAGGTCTTCGCCATTCTTGGCGTCGACGTCGACGTCCCTAAAGAGGTCGAACAGTTCCGCGAAAATCTCCGCTTTGGCGCCAGCATGCGCCGGGCCGCTGATAAGGGCATGTTGGCAATCATCGGCGCCATTGCGGTCGGTGCCCTGGCCGCACTGTGGGCCGGTATCGTTTCTTCCATCGTAAAGGGGCATTGACCATGCGACACCGTTCATTTTTCCTGCTGGTGGGCACTTTGGTTGCCGCCGGCTTTTCCTTCTACAGTGACCCCGACAGCGGCCTGTCGACCCTCTTGGGCGGCCTGGCTATCGCGCAAGGGGTCTGGGCCGTGGCCGCCGCACATTTGGGGCGCAAGGCCCTGACGGATTACCCGGAAGCCGACCAACGCCGCTTGTTCGCCAAGGCCGCGGAAGACTCCGTCGGCGCCGGGCTGGCGCTTATTGCCCTGGCAATCGTGTTTGTCGGGCTGCTGCTGGTCTTTGCGCCCCGTGCCCATGCTGACACCTTGCCGGCCGGCTTCGCCACGTATGGCCCCGTTCTGAAAGCCGAACAGGCCAAATATTGGGCCGACCATCCGGATCCGGCAATTTTGGCCGCCCTGGTTGAGCAAGAGTCGTGCATCAGCTTGAAGTCGCCGCGATGTTGGAACCCAGCGGCCCGGCTCAAGTCCGCCCGCGAAGAGGGCGCCGGCATGGGGCAAATTACCCGCGCTTACCGCTCCGACGGCTCCGTGCGCTTTGACGCCCTGGCGGGGCTCCGGGGCCAGTATGGCGCGGACTTGGCCGGCTTGTCTTGGGATACCGTCTATCAGCGCCCCGACCTGCAATTGCGGGCCTTGGTTCTCATGTCCCGGGATGCCGCCCGACCGTTCCGCGGGGCTCCCGCCTGGCTGGCTTTCGGGGATGCTGGCTATAACGGCGGCGTCGCTGGCGTCCAAAAGGAGCGCCGAGCATGCAAGCTGTCCACCGGCTGTGACCCGGGCCAATGGTTTGGGCATGTGGAAGCGCATTGCCTCAAGTCCCGGCAACCCATTTACGGCAACCGTTCGGCGTGTGACATTAACCGGGAGCATGTCCGCAATGTGCTTTTGGTACGCCGGGCCAAGTACGTCGGGGCCATGTCATGACCCGCCTTGTCGGCATGATTACGGGCAATCCAATGGCGTTGCTGTGGCTTATGGTCGCGGCGTTCGTCATTGGGCTATCATCCGGCGCCGGGGGTGCCTGGTGGATCCAAGGGCTACGCCTCGACGCCGTGCAAGCCCGGTTCGACGGCTTCGTTGCCACAACCAAGGCCCAAGGGGAAGCCGCCAAGAAGCTGGCGGACGCTACGGCCGCCGAAGACAAACGGAAAAAGGAGAGTTCCGACCATGAATATCAAACAACTATTGCCAGCCTTCGCGCTGATGTTAAGCGCATGCGCGACGCCCGTGCCGGTAGCCGTTTCGTGCCCGCCGCCCCCGCCGGCTCCCGACGTGTTGACCTTGCCTGTTTCGACCGGGCCGAGCTTGAGCGAACGATACGAGATTTTGATTCAGCAATTCAAGGACTCGTTGACCAAGGCAGCGCGGACGCCGTAGGGCTTAACGTGGCGCGTGAATGGGCGCGAGAGCAATGACCCGATATCAATACTGCCGACTTTGCGACCGCCCATTCCCGCAAGGTAGCGGAAAATGCCCTCATTGCGGGGCAGTTCTTTGTCGGTCATTTTGAGCCATCTTTCGCAGGCCTGAACGTCCAATGCTGAACATCGCCACAAAAGCGGCAGGTTGCCGTGATACGAACCTTGCCTGACGTAATCCACTGATGGCCGCATGATCCTCGCGGCTTCAATCCTATTTTATGCTTTCCGATTTTCATCTTATCTACCTCTAACAAGCCATTCTCTAGGCTCACAATTCAACTCCAGCACGTTGTCAGCGTTGCGCTTCAATGTCACAGTGACGACTTGAAACTCATTCTGCGGCGGCTTGCAGTCGATTACCGATGCAATTTCCGTGTTGTATTTCTCCCGCTGCCAATGCCCTAAGACGAAGCATGCCGCCAACCAGACGGCGAGGGCTGCCGCAAATATTTTACGCATTGCGCGCCCTCCGATTGTTAATCATCGCCTTGATGACTTGGCATATGGCATCACTGGCATTTTCAGCTTGCACCAATATGGCATTATTTACGCGGTAAAGCCCCGCACTAACTCGTTGCGCTTTCATTCGTCAGCACTTCTATCTAAAAATAAACGGTGCGCCGCCCGCATGCCCGTAACGCCGCCGCCGTTCGCCTGGTAAACCGTGACCATTTCGGCGGCCACGTCGTCGGGCAAAAGCTCCGGGCTTTTATGCGCTGGGGATAATGTCGGCTCGCTACCATGCTTCGCTATCCATAAGGCGTCCGCGCTCTTTCGACACGCCGGCGGCTCCGGGTCGTTGACGTCCCAAATGAGCCCGCACGGGGCGCAAATCATCTGGTCGCCGTACCGGCGAGCGTTACAGTGATGCGCCTTTGACATTTTTCCGCCGCTCCTTGTACCAAGGTGCCATATAGATTGCTGAGCGCGTCAGACCTACTTTTTGCGCGGCGGCGTAGGGGGTCATTCCCTGTTCCGTTACCAGCTTGCGGGCCTTGACCATTGCGGCGGATTCGCGGGCGGCCATTATTCAACCTCCAGCAGTTCGACAAGCTGGCAAGGGCTGGCGCTGGCCTGTTCCGGGGCCGGAGTGGGCATCGTTCCAACCGACGAAGGCATAGGCGGCCAGTATCAAGAGAATTACGCGCATGGTGCGGGCTCCTTTAAAGTTCAACATAACTATTTTCAAGCGCCGTTTTTATGGCGGCGACAAGGTCTTTTTTGCTGCCAGATTTGTCGCAAAGTTCGATTATTTCCTGAATCAATTGCGCCCTAAATTCGCTTTGTTCAAGCGGGCTTTCATACCGCTTTTCCATTTCCGCTTCGGTCGGACGGTCCACCAATTCGTCCGCCAGGCGTTCGCAACGGGCCATAAGTTCCAATTCGACGGGCGTCCGCATAATTGACGGTTCGCAATCAAGCGACCGGATTAAGTGCCCGTCGTCCATGTTTGCCATAAGGCCGGGATAAAGTGTAAGCATGGTGTGGGCTCCTAAAGCCAGTCGCCGCAAACGAAGGGCGCATCTTTAACTTTCAGTTCAAACGGCATCAGAACGCCCATGAATTCCGATTCTTTCCCCTGGATAGCGACTCGAAAACCTATGCCCCCCTCAGTAGCGTACAGATATGGAACTTCACAAGACGCTTTCAAAGACTGGGCGACCTTCTGAAATTTCATGACCAAATCCGGGCGAAACTGTAGCTTATGGGCTTCCGCACCTGCTTTGCCCACAAAGACGCGCTTGTAGTCCGGGAACTTGCCGTCGACCGGCTTGAACACTACGCCGCCAATATCAATACGACCGTCGGGCAATAACGCAGCCTCGACGTGGAAGCTTTTGAGTTTAGCGATAAGCTTCGCCGCGTCGGTCGGAATGATGAACGGCGGCAAATATTCGTCGCACTCTTCGCCCAAGTACGCGCTGGCACAATGACCGTCGGTCGAAACGATTATGCGAGAATCCACGAAGACGCCGTTCAGATAGTAGCGAACGTCCATATTGGCGGAAGTGTGAATAGCGGCAGCGATATGTTGAGTTTTAATTACATGCGACATTTTCTTCTCTCCGGGTTTGTTAATGAGCCTTGACTATAGTTAAATTATTTACCTATGTCAACTGGTAAAAGCCGATATCTTTAAGCATCGCTTCGGCCTTGCCGACGTACCACGCATAGTCGATATCGTCCGGGAATTCGTCCGGCAATGTCATACAAGGCGTCGCGCCGTAGCTTCCGCCAACAAGGTTGCCATTCGTGGCATAGACGATGGGGCCAGGGCTCCGCGTGCCGTAGTACCAGCGGATTACCTTACCCAAATACTCCGGCCGCTGGGGCTGGAAGCATGCCGCGTATGCTGTGGCCGCTGGCGCCACCATGTCCCCGCGACGCCATTGGCGGCCCTCTTTGGCCCAGCCGCCGGCCTGTAGCGTGCCGACCATGTCCATGACCCTGGCGCCCTTGCGCGGGCCTTCGCCCCACATTTTGACGGCGCCCCCGTTGACCTTCTGAATGGTCACAAATTTGGTAATGTCCCGGCTGGCGCTGATCGTGTAAAGGATGGGCGTACCCTTCGCCAAGAAGTCCGCGACGGCATCGCTACAAATCTCCGTGTCGGGGGACTTTTTCATAATCAAACTTGCTTTGGCATACTCGCCTTTGCGCTTGATATCGTCCGGGGTCTTGATTGCGAAATAGGCGTTAACGTCCCGGGCATAAAGGGCGACGTAATCTTCCGTTTCCATGGTTAAACCCGTGCGCTTTTCCCATTCGTGAATCAGCCAATCCGACGTCGCTATCAAATGCCGCGGGCACTTAATGACGATACCGTCGGTATTGGCTGACACGACCGGAATGCCGTAATGTTCCAGCCATTCAATCAGCATCAAAATTGAAAGCTGACCGCTTACCGTTGTTTGAATCAACATTTCCGGCGCAAAAAGTACGCTGTACGGGCTCCCGGTTTTGCCGAAACTCCCGTTAATCATAATCTTGCCGCCGCCCTCTCCGGTCTTCGCGTCTTCATGCTCCGGCGTGTCCGAAAGCCCTTGTTTTTCCAGCTTCTTGGCAAGGGCCTTTTGCTCCAAGCGTTCGTCCACAATGGCCTCATATTCGATAGCGAACGCCCGGCCCAAGGCTGGCGGCACTTCGCCCGAATTCAGGATAAGCCGCGGGTAATAGCTGGCGACGTCGGGCATGCGGATTTGATAATTTTCGTCACTGACAAACGCGACGCTTTTCTCCTGGGAGTGCAGGCCGCCGATTCCCAGCTTATAGGTCGTTTGGCCTATGGTCACGGTCAAGCCTTCAAGCTGTGGGGGCAGCGGAACGCACTTGCCCTTTACATCATCGCCCCCGCCGCCATACATGCTTTTAGGCGGGTTGATTGTGAAGACGGACGCCCGGACCATTTCTAGGGCGTGTTGCAATTGGGGCGACTGGTACGCAATAAACTCCGGCACCTTGAAGCGGAATTTAAGACCCCAATCAATATTTGGTTTGAATATGCGTTGCCCTATTGCCTGTTCGCATCGGCGCTTCAATACAGCTTCCGCGACCTGGGCATCGGACTTGCTCCGAAGGTCTAAACCATAGCGGGCGGTCAACGCTTCGCGCATGCGGATTTGCGGGGCCACGGCATCAAAGAGGGCTTCCAACTGGCCTAAATCGTTTTCGCAATACGTGTCGACTTCCGCAATCTCCGGCTCAGTGAGAAAGTGGTCGGGCTCATACGGAAGGTCGCGCATTGTCTTGTAATGGATGCGGCCGGCAAACAGCTTTTGGGAGCCGGCACCGGGGACCACTTCCATAATGTCAATATGGTCCGCCGGGGACCACTCCGGCAAACCAAGTTCCCAAGGCTTCACCTTTTCAACAATAATGCGGTCGTTCTGCCATTTCAATTGCTCTGCGGTGTAGCCGGACAGCGCCGCGGTAATCATGGGGACGTCGTAATAATTGCCGTTGAAACTGACGGAGCAATAGGCGTCGAACAGTAGCCGAATGCGGGCCGCGGTCACAAGGTCAAACGCCTGACCCGCCCGGAGCCGGAAGCCATACGCCTGGCCGCCCTTGGGCCTGAATTTCAACAGCCAATAGTTGGGGAAACACTCTGTGTCAAAAAATGCGACGGGCCGTGCTGCCATTGGAGGGGGCGGGGGAATCATTTGACAAGCGCCAAGGCTTCTTGTTTGATTCGGCCGGCTTCGCTGCGGTCGGTATTGTTGGGACTGCCGGCTAATTCGCGGCAGCATGAAATGCAACGATGGAAAGCTATCATGGCAACGTCCTTGCGATTGTTCGCCCGGCATTGTAACGCGGAACGAATTGCCCCAAGAGCAAGGCGGGCGGCCGAAAGCGTGTCGTTTTTCGCTTGCATCGCGGCTGATTTTTCAATGTCATTCTTGACGGCTTTAATGTTCATTTTTCTTTGCTCCGGTTTGTTGAGTTGATGGACGAAGTATAGATAAATAATTTACCTATGTCAACACCCGATGCAAAGAAAAATGCCTAGCCCCGAAGGGCCAGGCGGTTGCGTTAAGCCAGCATCATGCCGTTTTGAACCAGTTGCGCGTCGGTCCAACCGGCGGCAATGTAGGCTTCATATGGGCCTTGGGCGGCGGCCGTCATTTGACGCACCGGAGCGGGCTGCGGTGCCATGGGGGCCGGAGCGGGCGGCGGTGCCATGGGGACCGGAGCTGGCGGGGGAACCTGCACAAAGCCCGGGTTAGGAGTAACCGGGATGGGCGCAGGCGCACCCGGGGCAGGGGCGTAAGGCGTCGGCACAGAACCAGCGGGCGCCAAAGGGGCTGGAGCAGCCCCCGGGATTTGCGGCACGCCAGGAAGCGCCGGGGGTGCGTATGCGGCCGGAGCGGCGGCGGGGGCCTGGGGCATCGGGATTGCGCCGGCCGGCGGGGTCATGCTGGCGCCAGCGGGCAAAGCCGATTGGCCGAAACCAGCCGAAGCAACGTCGGGGCCAAAGGAAATTTCCGGACCATAGGCGCGGAAGCAAACCATGGAATGATTGATGTAGACGCCCGGCTGGCTTTGCGAACCATTGCCGTCGACGCTAAATGCAACCTCCACGAAATAGCCCGGCTTGCAGAAGTCTTTTTGCATGACTTGCACATAGCCGGCGCCTTCCTGCTGGTACACCTTCGGAGCAAAGCCGCCGGAGAATTTCAGAATCCAATGGCCGCGCCAGCCTTCGTTATCGCACGGCTTGCGACCCTTCTTGTTCGGGATCTGGCTGTCGCCGTCTTCGATCTTCCACGCGAAGGCCGGGGATTGGGCGGCGTTCGGAAATGCCTGATTGCCGACGTTCCAGATTTGTTGCCCCCAAGGCGTATGCGCCCAATGCGGTTCCGCACCCTTCGGGATAGCCAGGGCGAAGAAGTAGTTGACGCGGGGCTGGCCGGCGTTCAGGCCGGTCTTGACGACCAGCGGCTTACCTTCGGCGTCCGTGGTGCTGGGGTCATACAGCGAACCCATGACGATGCGGCCGACGGGGGAAGTAATGTTGACTTTCTGTGCCATGTTGCGGGCTCCTTATTTCTCGGACTTGGTTGTGGACTTCGCGGGCTTGACGTCCACGACGGGGGTTTCCGTGCTGGCCGGGGTTTCCGTGCTGGCCGGGGTTTCATCGGCAACGAATGCGGGGAAGTGGCCGCGAATCATGCCATGTTCGCCACGCGCCCAAAGGTTACGAAACACCCCGGCGTCGCCTTCGTCCGCCAGATTGGCCGCGAATGCTTCGGCTTCCGCGTCGGTCTTCTTAATTTCCATTCTGCATACTCCTTAGTTTGTGGTGCCGAAGACGCGACGCGCATCGGCGGGATTATCGGGAACCAACTTTATAGACCCCAATGGAGTGATACTGTAAGCCTTAATGACGGCTTCGTCAACACCCGACTTTAATGCTTGCTTCGGGGTCTTGACGCCAGGCTTTGAAAGGTCGACGCCCATGAGCGAACCCATGGCAAGCACTTGGTCGACGGGCATGGTCCATTGCTGGCGGCCGTAGCCTTGTTCCGCACGGTGCCAGGGTACGGAATGCCCTTGGCGGATGTAGACGGCCACGGTTTCCCGCATGCCCTCGACGCGGGCTTGGAGCCTTTCAAGGGACCGTTCCAGCATCTTCAATTCAAGACTTGCGGCGGCCGGCGGCAATTCCACGGGGGAAGACTTTACGGCAAATTCCGCGTCGTGATACGCCGCCTTTTGCAACGCTGGGCACGCATGACGCCCCGAACAGTCACCGCACTCAGAATTGGTGACGGCCGGCGGATTGGGGGATAATGCGACTTCCGCAGCTTTCGCCAACTGATTTATCTGCCCGCGAAGGTCCGAAGCCATGACCGACCAAGTACGAACCGGCGACCCCTTGTAGAAGCATCGGGGCTGAATGACCGTAAAATTAACTTTGCAACGCTGGTCGAACAGCCCCGCGCCCGCTTTGAACTTTTCCGCCAGCGCATCCACAATGCCGGCGATATACGCAACGCCCTGGTCATTTTCGTATTCATCGACAAAGCGATGACCGAATTTATAGTCGACCACTTCCAGCACCAGCGGCATTGTGGAGAATGACCAAATGTCTGGCGTCCCCCAGCATTGTTGATGAATGCGCGGAATGCCGACAGACGCTTCAACCCGCGGCGCGCCGAAGCGTTCAACCGGCATGCGGGCGCGAACCGTGTCGACCACAAGTTCCCCGCCTTCGATCATTTCGTCGGTAATGAAAACGCCATTGGGGGCTTGCATACCTTCAAGCACCGGACGCCCCGCCAGCATTTCAGCAAAGACCCAATGGGCCGCGTTACCTTCCAAACTCTCCGGCGTGTCCGGTTGCGGGTAAGCCTGGTTCATGGCGACCCAAAGGCCGCACAGTTTCCAAGCCCCCGCGCCCGAAGGTGGAAGGATTGAATGGGCGCCGCTCATTGCCGGGCAGCAATCAAGGCGTCGATATGGGCCGCAACTTGGGCCACAAGGTCAAGACGGTTTGCCAACAGGGGCAGCGCGGGCACGCCAGCGGCGGCACAGCATTGCGTTATTTCGGCTTGCGTCACCTTGCCCGCCTGGATTGCGGCGGACGCACGGCCAACCAGCGCAACAAATTGGGCGCGGGCATCGGCGGGCACTTCACCAGCCGGGGCGGCTGGTGCAACCGCAGGCGCAGGGGGCGCGGTAACTTGCGGCGCGGGAACCGCTGGGGCCAAAGGGGCAGCGGGGGCGGCTCCCATGACTTGGCGCAATTCTGCTTCAACAGTGGCAACCAGCGCCGGGTCGACGCCACGCTTGGCCGTCCACGAACCGTCCGCGTTCTTGCGCTTGGTGCCGGCGTGAATCCGGTTATCCCACGGTAAGCCG